CAAGTGAAGCCAAACGAGCAGTATCAGAAATATTTTTCTTTTGTCGCGGTCCATCACCCTTTACATTGGTTAATGGTAAATACCTAGACAACCCTAAAGCAGAGAACATTAAGTTCTTACCCGGTGGTTATAAATACTATCGAGACATGCTAGCCGGTAACACTGAAGACCATATCAACGTAATGGTAATGGGTAACTATGGCACGATTAAGGATGGTAAGCCGGTTTATCCTCAATACAACGATAGATTGCATTGCCCTGAAAAACCTCTTGGCGTACTTGAAGACTTACCAATTGGTTTAGGCTGGGATGGTGGTTTGACTCCTACTTGCATTATAGGCCAACAAACTAAACGCGGTCAGTTGCGTATCATTGCTGAATTAGTTAGTGAGGATATGGGCGTTAGGCAGTTTGCGAGAGATATTGTTAAACCATTCCTACAAAGAAACTTCTACGGTATAGAGATAGCATTTAGCTATTTAGATCCTGCAGGAAAAGGAAGAGGCGAGGCAGAAGCTAAAAGTGCTTTGGGCATTCTTAACGATGAATACATTGATGACAATATGGACGGTGATATTTTACAACCTCTTAATATGGGTTTTGAAACTGAACCAGCACCAACAAACGACCCCACAAAACGAATTGACGCGGTTAACTCTTACATCATTAAACTAGTTGATGGAGAGCCAGGATACTTAGTAAGCCGTAAATGCCCGATGATAAGAAAGGGCAAGATAGGCGGCTATCAATACAAACGAATGCAAGTTTCAGGCGAGGCAAGGTTTAAAGATAAGCCAGATAAGAATAAATACTCGCATCCTGCCGACGCAGAACAATACCTTGCTTTAGGTTTTGCAGGGGGTTATGTGTTAGACTTGCAAGAAGATTATGACGAATATGATGACTTTAACGAAGTTAGTGTGATGGGATATTAAAATGGCAGAAGCAATGGTACAACTAGTTGATGATATAGAAGAAACGGAACTTGAAGGTGTCGAGCTGCTTGCTAGCTTTTTTGATGTTGTAGTCACTGACACGGAAGAGGGCGAGAAAGCCACATTCATTCCTAAGCCTAATATTGCAGATATGTTTGATGATGATACGCTAGCCGAAATAGGCGCTAATGTTATTAATGGCTTTGACGCTGACAAGCAATCAATGGAAGAATGGAGCGACTTTGTTGAGACTGGTCTTAAGCTAGTCAAGCAAGAAAAGAATGCTAAATCTACCCCTTGGGATGGCGCGAGTAACTTCAAATCACCAGCCCTTATGCAAGCTGCTTTGAAATTTAGCGATCGCGCATCAACCGAATTACTTCGCCAAGAAGATATCGTTAAGACTGCTGTTATCGGTAAAGACATCAACGGCGAGAAAGCCAAGCAAGCCGAACGTGTTGCAGAGTACTCTAACTTTCAATTAAACGTCGAGATGAAAGAATGGCGTGATGAGCACGAAAAGCTTTTATATAAATTACCATATGACGGTTGCGGATTTAAGAAAACATTCTTCGATCACCGCTTAGGTCGTCCAGTATCTAATTTAGTTTTATACCCTAACTTTGTTGTCAGTAATGAAATCGACAGCATTGTAAGAATGCGTAGATTCTCAGAAGAGTTTGAATTAACCAAGAACGGAGTAGTAGAGCGTCAAAATCAAGGCTTATGGGTTGAAGAGATAATTGCATCAGAAAGTGACAATGAAGATAACGAAGCAGAAGCGGATAGCTTTACTACCTTCATTGAACAACAAGGCTTTTTTGATTTAGATGGTGACGGATACGAAGAGCCCTACACCTTCGTTGTGTCTAAGAGTTCAGGTCAAGTTGTTAGAATTACAGCACGTTTTGAACCTTCTGACGTTTTGGTTAAAGACGAGAAAAACAAACGAGCGGCTAGACTATCTGACTTAATTGGTCCTGATGGTTTACCGGCTACTGATGGAAAGCGTGAAGTTGTCAGAATTAAAGACGTTGAGACTATTACCAAGTATGCTTTCTTGCATGACCCAGAAGGCGGCTTCTTAGATATTGGCTATGGCTACATACTAGGAGCACTCACGAATTCAGTTAACACTACTGTAAACCAATTACATGATGCTGGTACGTTATCAAATAGACAAAGCGGTTGGTTAGCTAAAGGCTTTAGACGTAAGATGGGTAACTCATCCTTTAAGCCTGGAGAGTGGAAGCAAACTGGTATTAGTGCTATTAATTTACGAAACGGCGTTGTGCCTTTGCCGGTTAAAGAGCCGAGCCCCACACTGTTTAGTTTAATGCAGTTTACAATATCATCTATTCAAGAGTTATCAGCATCAGCAGACTTGTCACAAGCCCTAGGTGCGAATGCTCCTGCCACGACTACCCTTGCATTAGTTCAAGAGCAACAACAATCAGCAGGCGCTATCATATTGCGCATTTATCGTGCTATGTCTTCAGAGTTTAAAAAGCTATTTGTGTTGAATTCTAAGTTCTTGGACCCTGCAGAGTATCAAGAAGTATTAGATGACCCAGAAGCTAACTTTGAAGCCGATTTTAACGTCAAGAGCATGAATGTCGTTCCTGTTGCTAACCCTGAAATATCTAGTAAAATACAACGCATTCAACAAGCACAAGCAGAATTGAGTCAAGTTGAGTTGATTGCTCAAACTGGCGGCAATGTTAGAGCAGTGGTTATTAAATTCTTAGAGGCTATCGGCACACAGAACATTGACGAGATATACCCAGAAGAAGATCCACAACAAAGATTACAACGTTTACTTACTGAAAACCCAGAGTTAGCCGAATTAATAAGCGGCGAAGCTGAAAGGTTAGACTTAATTGCAGCATCACAAGCTGACGCATTAGAGCGTGAAGAGGCTAGAAAAGATGCTGAAACAGCTAGTAAGCTAGACAAAGAACAAAGCGAGGTCAAAAAGAATGACTCCGCTACAATCCTTAACTTGGAAAAAGCCGAGACTGAGGATTTAAATAATTCAATATCTACCTACACAGCGTCGTTAGATTTGGATAACAAACAGTTGCAGAACGAGCAAGCTTTGCAACAACTACAACAACCTGAGATACAGGAACTAAGCAATGTCAGTAATAACCAAGCAGGATCTACAAGACTGGAGCAGTAATCCAGTTACAAGAGCCATAAGTAAAAAGCTCGAAGAACAAGTTAAATATATGAAATCAGAATCCTGCCTTCGGGATACTTGCGATCAAACAGCAATGCAGGTAGCACGTAATGAAGGCACAGTTGAAGGCGTAGAAGCTTTGAACGAAGTGTATGCAGATATGCTAGAGGAGGCTGAATTATGATACCAGTTAAACCTTTAGGGCATCATGTCCTGATTGAAATCATACCCGTCAATTTTAAATCTAAAGGCGGCATCATACTAAATACTGAAACCGAAAACGAACGAGAGCGGAAAGGTCGAGACTTAGCTAAAATAGTCGCGTTTGGACCTACATGCTATCAAGGCTTTGCCGACTGTAAAGGCCCTGAAGATTGGGGTGTTGCTGTTGGTGATACTGTAGAGTTAAGCGGTCGGTATGACGGTAAATTCAGTTCAGTACATGAATACGATAGTAAGTATAAAAACCTGCGCTATGTGTCTGACAGTGACATTATTGGCGTACTTGACAAAGAAATTGTTAATCAACTAGTAAGAGAGGATAAGTAAATGAAAACTTTGCATAATAGTACAGTTAGTGGCGCTAGAAAAAACGTCAAAGACATTGTTGTTTTTGGTAATGGAGATACATTCCAATTAATATGTAAGGCATCGAGTAAAGCTGAAGGGTGGATGAAATCGACAAAAGCCATGGAAATAGATGGTGTTGGTTGTATTGTTCAAGTTACTACTCAGCAGGGCGATAATGTTAGCGAGGCTTTAACATTCGTTCCAGGTGTAAAGATTAAATTAATTGATGGCGATAAGAAAAACGGAAGAAAATTAGTTTCTTTTCAGGAGTATAGATAATGGGTATCGAAGCAGAAGATCTCAAGCCAGAAGAAAATATTGATTTAGCGGCATTAGCAAACGCTGAAGATCAAGAAGTGGTAATTGAGGAAGAATCAAAACTTTCTGAAACAGAACAAAAAGCATTCGATCAAGGATGGAG